CTGTAGCTAATGTAGATGAAACTATGAAAAGGATTGTAACTTGTCCTGCAAGCGCAACAACTACAGTTGCGACATTTGCAGCAGCAACTAGCACATCAGTAGGGGCTATTGATGTAGATGATTGTAAATATATTCGTGTTACAAACTTGGATAGTACAAATGCTGTTGAATTAGCTGTTGTTGGTGCTGCAACTTTGTATCAGGTAACACTAGCAGCAGGACAATCTCATGTATTAGGTAGCCCTGATGCTTGTATGTTAGCCGAAGCTGATACTTCTCCTAGTTTTGGAACTATGGCGGATGTTGCTTCATTACAAGTTAATCCAGATAGTAATGCGGTAAGTGTTGAACTATTTATAGCGAGCGCATAATTATGAGTGACTATGGAAAAATAAAATCACGCATATCAAGAGAAATGAAACGCGGTGAACTTTCCGTAAGTTCCACCGCAGTTGCTCAATCTGTTATTGATGCTATTAATCACTTTGCAAAAAGAAGATTTTGGTTTAATACAGGATTTGAAGAAGTAGTAACAACGCCTGATACTGCAACTATAGGTTCAGCCGTAACTGGAATTATAAAAATAGATTCAATGAAAGCTGCTATCGGTAACAGAGATTATCCTTTAAGTCCTATGACTTATAGGGAAATGGAAAGAATTGATTCAGGTCAATGGGCTGGTTATCCAGAATATTATGCTCATTACAATAATAACATTCGACTTTATCCTATTCCTAATGCAACTTACACAGTTAAAGTCTCATACATAAAAGAACTTACTGACGTAACTCTATCATCAGTTGCTACTTCAACTAATGAGTGGGTAGATGATTGCGAGTTAATGATTAGGAAAAGAGCAAAGGGCGAATTATTTGAAAACGAATTAAGAAATGTACAGGAAGCACAAATGATGTTTCAGTCTGCTGAACAAGAATATAAAGAACTTAAAAGACAAACAGATGGCAGACAATCTGGGCGTGTCAAGGCTACAACATTCTAATGGATTATTCTGCACTAAATCCTAAAAAAAATAATACTAATGGCGCACTTGGAATTAATGAATTTAATAATCTTTTTAGTTCATTCTCCCCTACTGGCGGTACTGATTTAACTTTTAGAGAAGATGAAGATGGCACTACTTTAGGTGCAAAAGGTAATGTTGGGCTTGGTTTTCAACGCGGAGATGTAAACGCTAATGTTAATGCACAATTTGGTTTACCAGATTGGGCTGCATTTCCAACAATGATGAGCGATCCAAATCTTTCTGCAAATTTTCTTGATCGAGCAATATATCAACCAGAAACTGAAAATAAATATTTAGGTGCTGATATTGGTCTTAATACACCTAATTTTAATTTTAATTATCATCAAGTTCCTAACGATATAGATGAATGGAACGCAAGATATAATCTTGGTAATAATTCTAATATTAATGTTTCAAGAGAACCATACATGGGTAATCCAGCGCATTTTATTAAATATAATAAGAGGTTCTAATGTACGTTAAAACTTTAGGTTTTGCACCAGATTTACCACCTGAAACAGCAGGAGTAATGACAGATTGCGATGGCTTTATTCCAACAGCAAGAGGAATGGAAGCTGTAAGTAGTGGAGAAGATGCAAGTCTTGGCACTTTGTCTTCAACCGCTATTGGTCTTGCAACAGTAAGAAGATTAAATGGCACAAGATTAACATTTGCAGGGACTACGACTGACTTATATCATGGCGCAAGTTCGTGGAGTAAAGTAACAAGGTCTAGTGGCGAGTATGCTGTTCCATCTAATCAATATTGGACGTTTGCTCAATATGGTAATGTAACTCTTGCAGCTAATGGCAAAGACCCAATACAAGTTATGAACTCTGGTGATACTGTGTTTTCTGATTTAACTGCTTCTGTTGTTGCTAAAATTGTTCTTGTCGTTAATGATTTTATATTTGCATTTAATACAAATGAAACAACTTATGGTGAGACTCAAGATAGATGGTGGTGTTCCGCTTTAGGAGATCACACTAATTTTACTCCATCTATTCAGACACAATGTGCTACTAATAGATTAACTGATACTTTTGGTGGCATAGAAGCAGCAGCACGTTTTGGTGATGATGTAATTGTTTACAAACCTCAATCAATGTATATCGGAAGATATATTGGCGCACCTTTTATTTGGGACTTTAGAGTTATATCAGATGAAGTAGGGGCTATTGGAGTTAACTCAGTTATCACTATAGGTGATCCCGTACCATTACAATTCTTTGTTGGTTTTGATGATTTCTATATCTATGATGGTTCTCGACCAAGAGTAATAGGACATACTGAGCAAGGCTCAATTATATCAGATCATTTCTTTAACGATTTAAACAACACCCATAGAAATAAAATAATAGGAACACACGATAGTAAAAACTCAAGAGTATTTTGGTTTTATCCAAACAATTCTTCTAGTGGCACACCTAATAAGTTTGTTTGTTATAATTATAGGTCTAAGCAATGGGGGAAAGGTTCTTTAGATGTAACTGCTGCAACAACTTACTTTGGTTCGGGTACAACTTATAATGATTTAGGAACATTATTTTCTACTTACCATGATTTACCTGACTTACCTTATAGTACAGCTTTTCTAGGAACGGCAACTCCTGTGTCTGCTTTCTTTAAACCTAATAAAGTATTCTACCAGTTAACTGGCACACCAACTACAAACTCTTATGTTACTAATAACTTTGGCGAAGATAATAAGATGACTGTTATTAATAGGATGCGACCAAGATTCACTACTAACCCAACTACGGCTACTCAAAAGACAATGTATAGAGATTCATTAGGTGACTCTGATGTAACGCTATCCTCAACCGCTAACCTAACTGATAATTGTTTTGATGTTGTCAATGAAGCTAGGTGGCAATCATTTAAACATGAATATACTGGTAGCATTGAATTAAATGGAATAGATGTTGAGGGACATTCAGGTGGATTAGAATGATCAACACGGAAAGATTCTTTAACTTATTAGCAGACTCAAACTTAGAATTTGACTTACAAAAACAGCTAGTTGAATTAGCTAATGAGATAAATAAACTAAGTGAAGAAACTGATGCAAAACGATACGCATTATTGGGGTCTGAATGAGTTTCTTTCAAGAGAAAAAATTTAATAACGTAAGACCTGATGGTTCAGCAACTGCTGTTACCTTAGTAGCAACTCAAGTTAACTCAACTAGGATAGTAAAGAATATCTTTGTTAGTAACTCAGGTGCTGCGACTCAGTATGGGATTTATCATAGTGCTTCATCAACAGTAAGTGCTGCGCTTTACCACAACGTGGATATAAGCGCATCAGCCACAGCAAAGATTTCAACTTACATACCAGTTGAATCAAGTGGTAGTCCTGTTGTAGTGATAGCTAAGAATCCAACTTTGACTTTTACAGCTTATGGAGCAGAAGTAATAGAAACACCTTTTAACAATTAAAAAAAGGGGTTTCCCCCTTTAATTTTTATTTGGTTCTTTGTACGGACTTAATGTGTAGGCAGATTTTGGTACATTTGTCATAAGTCTAATCATTATTGGATTATTAAACATCTGAAAAATATCAGCATCAGACCAACCATTTTCTTTTGCTTGTTTTCTTAACTTTGATTTATTCATTACAATAACCTCAATCTAGTATTCATAATCTGGATTAGAATTGAATTTGGAATACACATCAATCATATGTTCAATCCATTCAAAGTCAGGGATTTCAATATGCTTTAACGTGTGTTTGCCAATTTCGTTAAGATTCCAAACATGATGTTCGTCATACCAAGGGTCTTTCTTTTTATGTTCAAAACAAGGAAAGACACCGACATAAGCATAATGGTCATCTTCATACCAGTCGATTTCACAGTTTGCTTTCTTAGCTAACTCGTTGAGCCGTCTCTTTTTCATTGTGATAGCCCGTGCTGAAAAACCATTTTTCTTTGCAATATCTTTTTCAATCATTCGTTCAACTTCTTCAAGAAATTGATAATGCAATAGGT